GTCTTGTTGCGGTTGAGAACAAAGGTCACATCAGCCACGGTCACGCAGCGCAACTTGGTATCGATGTCGGCTTCGTTGATGTACCCCAGGCCATCCGGTGCGGACACGGTCTTCTCGACGCCATTGATGTCGTAGACCTTGATGTAAGCCGTCGCCCCACTGTTTGTACGACCGAAGACCACCGCATAACGCTCAGTAGCGTCACGGTCGATCATGTGGACATAGGCCGAGTCGTAAGTGATCTCTGATCCACTTGACTTCAGGACAGCCACATGCTCAGCCGGCGGCCTCTTGATGAGACCCTCGAAAGCCGAGGCCACCGCGTTCTCCTGGCGTTCGCACTGGTTAGGCAGGCGGAGGGACGAGGGCTGCTGAGAGACTCCCCCGACAAGGTTGGCAACGCTGGTGGTGATTAGGGACATCAGTAGTTGACTCGACGGGCCACATTGGTGCGATCCACAATGACGCCAATATCGTAGTTATCGAAGATGGAGTAGTTGCCAGTGTCGCACTCGTACTCCTTCATGTCGGCCAGAGCCTTGTACTCGTCTACCGTGGTAAACCGGTTGTGCTTCTCAGAGCCGACCATGCGGTCACCGAAGATGCGACCAGCGCGGATCATGATGTAGCGACGAGCAGCCTCAGGAAGTTCGCCGAAGTCGAACAGGTAGATCACCGTGGCCTTGATCGACGAGGAGAACACATCAGTCAGCCCCTTGCGGTTGTACAGGTAGGAGCCACGGACAACCACATCGATGTCCGGGGTCTGATTGGGCTCTTCAGTGTCCACACGGACGATGTTGTCGGCCAAGTAGATCTTGCCGAACTGGTCAGGAACCATCTCCACATCCCGGTTGGTATTAAAATGCCACCCTGCACCCTGGACTTCCCGAGAGACCTCGGTCAGGATGTTGGTGGCAATGAGAGCATCAGCGCGGCCCGTGCCGGAGATGGAGTTTACCGGGGGCTCTCCGATGATGGAGAGCATCGTGTTCACAGCGTCGAGTTCAGTGGTCTTTCCAAGAGCCATGGTGTCTCCTTTGAAAAAGGGGTGAGCACCTTTCGATGCCCACCCCCTTGGGTCTAGTTACTTAGTGACGATTAGGCGTCACCAACCAGCTCGTAGCAGCACTCGTTGCGGAGGACGCCGTGGCCCATGGCGTACTTAGCCACAAGCAGCGTGCCCTGACGCTCGATGCTGTAATCGCTTTCCACGCCCAGGTCCATCAGCTTCACAGTGCCCAAAGCCTCGCGCTGGAAGATGATGCCGTAGGTGTTGGCAAAGCTGACACCACCGTAGCCAACGCCGCTGCTTCCAAACACATCGTTAGCCACGCCACCGTCGTTGTGGACATTCGTTGCGCTGCTTTCGTTGGCAGTCGGGAGGTTGTTGGACTTCAGAATCTTGATGCCAGCCACCGACACAATGTAGCCCCCAGCCTTGCTACCGTTGACTTCGGGGTTGAAATCACGGCTGATCGCGTCCTTCTCGCCGTTCACGAGAGTGTAGTACAGAGCAGGGGTAAGGACTGCGTAACGATCACTGCTGGGGACACTCTTCTCGTCCATCTTCTGAGCCGCACTGAACAGAGCCGTGACAAGGCTAGCGGCCTTATCTGCCGCAGTACTGGCCTCGTCATCCCAAGTGATCTGAGCACCAAGGTAGGGAGAGGTTCCAGTGGCTCCGAAACGATTCGTAGTGGCGCGTGCGCCGGCAACCACGCAACGCATCAGATTCTTGTCGGCAGTGTAAGCCAGCTGACGACCGATTTCCGTCGAGTAGATCGAGCGGACATCGTAGTGGTTCTTGGCTTCATCGATGTTGGCGATGAAGGCCGAAGACACCAGCATGTCGTCGATGCTGATCACAACTTCAGCGTGCGGGATGCGCGACAGGTACTTGCTAGTACTGGTGGACGAGCCCGAGGTGGTCATCAGCGACTCGCCGGGAGTGTGGTAGCCAGCGGCTGCAATGCCAGTGGTCGGGAACTGAGCCGACTTACCGCTGCTGATGCTGCGCGTCACATGCAGCGGCATCATCACATTCTCGGTCTCGAAAGTGGTCAGAACTTCGCCAGCGAACTGCTTGAGGAAGAGGGTGTTGTCATTTGCATACGAGCCGCCAGTGAGGTTGCTCTGTCCCAGACGGGACGGAGTAGTTTCCAGATAAGCCATTTGAGTGCTCCAGTAAATTGATGTGGGTGATGTTGGATTTCAGGGTCTTCAGATAGCCATGAACTGGAGCATCAGTTGTCCGTCGTAACGGGCTGAGGGTTCACTTCATCTTCCAAACCTGGGACTGACCCTGCATACCACCCTTCGGGCAGGGTCACAGCGTTTTGGGAAAGGATCCACGAGGATCCATCCCAGTAATAGACATGGCCCCGTACATCGGGGCCAAGCCTTACGAGAGTTCTTGAGGGTTCAACGAGGACCACCTTTGAGCCGCTGCATGCCGCGAGCAAACCGCTCACGCCAGTCATCAGGCAAAGGAGGAGACTCGGAAGCCGTAGTTGGCTTCTTCGCGTTCTCAATCCAAGCGTCAAGTAACGCCTTGAAGAGAGCATAGAGAGCAGGTACAAGCCCGGTCACTCAGTGGGCTTCTTCATGCTGAGGCGAGCACCAGTGTAGCCAAGGCTAACCAGAGCCACCACGGCAGTACCGATCAACTGATTCCACATGCTCTCTGCGGGGACGAGGCCCGAAGCCTGGACGGCTCCAATAGCGCAGGCGAACAGGGAAAGCCAAAACTCACTTGTCTTGTATCCGGGCTTCATCGTGCACCTCCAAAGACATCACTGACACGGAGACGATCTTCCACATCCTTACGATAGGCGGGGTCGCTCTTGTAACGGGGATCCTTCATGGCAGAGGTCAGCTCGGCCAACGAGCGGTAAGCCGAGGATCCCGTGGTAGCCGAAGTCCCCTGGAGAAGGTTGGGGCGGCCATTAGCCGACGAGTAACGAGCGTGGAGGCCACGCACGGCCATCAGGATCGAAGCCTGGTTGCCACTCTCGATCAGGTTGTCGAATGCCTCGATCTCATCGGGCGGGAGGTTCTCACCAGCCCACGAGATCATCTCCTGATACTGCTCCTGACCACCAGTGGCCGAGTAGACCTGGCTCACCTGAGCGTCAGCCACGGCCTTCTGGCCAGCCACGAATGCATCAACCATCTGACGAGGGATGCCACGGCTCTCGAAGACCTTGTAACTCTTCTCCGACAACTGGCCCGTAGTAGCGAACTCCTCGCTCATGGGGGCGATGTCTTCGGGAGTCAGGCCAGCGGCTTTGACCGCCTTCTCCACCTGCGTATCCGACTGGTTCGCCTGAGTGAACCGAGACTCAAGTTCGGAGTACGCCTTAGCGAGATCCTCTGGACTTTGGAACTTCTCAGGCAGCCACTGAGGACGAACACCGTCGGTCGGGGCAGCCGTTGGAACGGAAGGCTGAGCGTTAGCAGTGGGTGACTGGGCATTGGCGGTAGGAGCCTCAGCGGGTGCGGGGGAAGTTCGGATTTCGATTCGGTCCATATGTGATCCTTATTGGCCCTGTTGGGCCTGGGCTCGCTGCATCATGCTCTGAGCAGCCGCCGACGAAAGAGCCGGCATGGTCTGCTGCATGGTCTGATTATATGCAGCCGCCTGCTGTTCCGCATTCAGTTGTTCCTCGGTCTTGACCAATCCATTGGTCTCGATGCCGAGAGCCGCAGCGCGGCGGGTGAGGTACTCACGGACATCCACATACTGCTGGATGGCCTGAGGGCCAAGAATCTGGCCGATGCCTTGGAGATACACATCCAGCCGGCTCAGGTCGTTACCACGGCCCAGGGCTTCGATGCCCGTGACGATGGCGGGGGTGACGAACTTCTTGGGAACCTTGGGCAGACGCTTCTCGCGCTCCATCTGCTCCATCATCTTGTAGACCAGCGGCAACTGGAACTCCTGCGAGAGCAGGCTGTAGATGCCACCGAGCTGACGCTCGATGCTCTGGGTCACCAGACGCACTTCCTCAGCCGTCACTCGGTCAGCATTGCGGATGCTGGCCTCAGTCAGCAGGAAGGCGTAAGACAGACGCTCCGAAATGGCGTTGATGGCAGACAGGGCGGTAGCGAAGTCAGCCTGCTTGCCAGTCTGGAGAACCGAGACATCCCCTGCGCTGCCCTCGCGGATTGCGCCATTGGGAGCCTTGGCCAGCGTGGATGCCTTGGTCGTGCCGTTGGGGTTCACAAGGAACAGCACCTTGGATGCAGCCGCTGCGCCCTCGACGATGACCTGGGTCAGAGCCTCGAGAGACTTCAGGTCTCCGAGGTACTGCTCCACATAGCCACGACCGTAGTCTTCTCCATCTACTCGGATCATTCGCAGAGCGAGGAACGGAGACTTGGTCTCGTCGAAGATGCCGTAGGAGCCAGGGACTTCAACATTCTTGATCTCCTGCCACATCTCGACCTTGCCGCCGGGAAGAGTGTGAATGCAGGTGAACAGATCCACATTGTTCTCGTGGGAATTGCTCAGTGCTCCGACTTCCAGGATGCTCATCATCTCAGGGGGAAGCATGGACTTGGCCACGCCTTCCTTGATGATCACCATCTTGACGCGACCCTGAGGATCACGCTTCGCCACATAGCGATCCATGCGGATCACTCGGAGAGGGCCGCCTTCCACAGGGAAATACAGGCCGGCGTTGCCGCAGATGATCAGTTGCTTGATGGCCTCGAAGGCCGCCACACGAACCGCCTGCACTTCCACTTCACGCATGACGAGACGCTCGCGCTCAGACATGGCGCGTTCGATCTCGGACTTGATTCGAGGGTCCACTCCCTGCAACTTGCGGATAGCCGCTTCATCCACCACGAGCCTGAAGAAAGGCGAATTGGGTGGCAATAGGGAGAGAAGGAGGGCCGAAGAGAGATTGTTCACTCCTCGTGCACCAACGGATTGCCAAGGCGTTGCAAAACGCTTGTCCGTCGTGGACCCTTCGTCTGGCATCACGGTCGGGATTGTCAGTCGAGAGCAATCCCGTGCTCGTGAAAGATACGGAAAGCGGAGGGACTCCAGCTTGGAGTACTCGCTAGAGGCGGTTCCTCGGTTCATCAGAATCCTGGGGTTCCAAGGGTCGAAGCAATGGTCAGATTCTTACGCATCCGACGCTTCACCATGGACTGAGCATCCATACCGCGGCCGGCTGGAGCAGCGACCTGCTGTTGCTTCATCTCTGGAGCGGGGGGAGGCGGAAGCGACTCAATCACCGGAAGCGGCGCGGGGGCCGGAGACTTGTTACCGCCAAAGAGACCTGGGATGCACATGTTGATTTCCTCGTTTGTTATCAGAAAGTACCGAGCCCGACGGAAAGACCTCTACGCCTACTCCGTCGGGACACTGCGCTGCTAAGAGAACTCATCAAATCGATGTTGTCCGTGGATCCAGCCATGGGCTCAGGCATGGTTACGGAAGGCTTGAAGGGGACTAGAGGCAGCGGCTTAGGAGGGAACTTAGCAGCGATGCGAGCGTTGTAACCCTTAGGATACGCCATTGCGATTCTCTGACCGGGCTGGACAACTCGATCATAGTTACTACGAATTCGAATTGGAAGGTAGTCGTAGTATAGCGGGGCGTTTCTCATGGGTTCCTCACATGTCTTCTAACTCTTGGCCCACCTTTACCACCGCGTTCTGCCGTTCAAATTCCTTGTTCAGGAATTGAATGACCGATCTACGACCCACATTGGCCCAGATTTCCCGATCAGTATCAGTCATCAATGGAGTCTTCTCAGGAAACCTGAGGTTCAACTCATCCATCAATGCCTTAGGAATGGGCGGAAACGGGGTATCGCGGTTCCTTATAGTCATCGAAATGTGTCCATGGTGTAGCGTTCTTTCAGCAGACGACGCTTGAGCTTGTTCAGCGCATCAGACGCTGCTGCTCTGGCGGCACTCTCGCTGACTGGAAGTTGACCACAGGCGATGGCTCGCTTGTTGTACTCCTCGACCACCTCATTCCAAGGACGGAGAGACAGAGTCCCGACCATCCTCTTTTGAGGTGGTGTAGGCGAGGAAGAGGACGGAGTAGTTGATGATGTCTTGAATGGTGTCATGGAGTTTCTCGTCGGCAACTTGGAAAGTACCTGTGTCACAAAAGGTTGAAAGGCGGCTCATCTTGTCGGTCAGTCGAACCAGGAATCCACGCTCAGTCGAGCAGATTCCCATGTTCTCACACCGGGTGAAGTTGAGGAAAGGATTGATGCCACTGGCCCCGCCGCTGTAATCCGCGTTCTTACGCTTCATCAGCTCGTAGGCAGCAGTGCAAACTGTCTTATGCAGTTCCAGCAGTCGGTCTCGGTTCATGGGTCGGAGTCCAGAGTTTGACTTTGTGGGTTCGGAATGAATACTCCCCTTTGCGAAGGATTCGAGCAACTCGCGCTTGTTGTAGTGCTTCATGTTCGTTGAGTCCTGCCTTTGTGTATGCGTTTACCACGGTAGACCACACGGCTCCGTGTTCTGCCAGCAACTTCTCAGCGGTCTTCGGGCCAACACCGGGACATCCGGGGTAGCCGTCAGAGGTGTCTCCAATAAGTGTCTGGTAGAGGTGGTTGTAATCCGCCTCGTGAAGAGTGATTGTACGCTCAGATCCGTCGTTTGGGTTGTGCAGCCGGCAAGGAATTGTCTTTAGATCCTTGTCTGCGGACACCACAATCATCGGATCCCTGATACCTGGGTACGCCCCAGTAGCCAGCAAGCCGAGCACATCGTCAGCCTCCAGCGTCGGAGACTCGTACACACGGTAGGCCATCCTGATGTAGTCCTTCAGTGCCGAGTACACCACGGGCTTCCTGTTGGTCTTGCGGTGGGCCTTGTACGAGGGCATCACCTTGTTGCGCCAGTTGTCGCCAGAGGTCAGGGCGAAGATGCACCGACCTGCGTTGAACTTCTCCATCAGGTTCTTGATCCAGTAGTCCAGCCGCTGCTTGGCCTCGGAGGCGTCAGCGTGCAGGGTCCACAGATCGTCGCCCCAGTCGATTGGCTCCTCAACAGCCACGGCGATCTGGTAGATGGCGATGTCACCGTCAATCAGCAGAGTCTTCATCGATGCTCCTTTCAGCAGCCGCGGAAGCCATCCCGATCAGCCCTGAGACGCCATGGTGTGAACCCTGGAGAAACAGGACATAGTCCGACAGAGTGTTGGTCTTCTCCTGATACCCGATGAACACTGCGTCATCGAACCGCTTACGAAGTTCGTTCAGCAGATCCTTGGTCTGGTAGTACTCGAGTGGATGAGGTTGCTGCTTCTCAGACATAGTTGATCACTTTCAGCGAGGAGAGTTCCTTCTGTAACTGCTTCCGAGCCTCGCTCTGCTTCGGAAGCTTGGACATGGCCATTACCGCATCGAGTTGCAGCCGCTTCTCTTGGATGAAGGGGGCCACACTTCTGCACATATGTAGCGCATTTGCTCCACAGATCTTGTACCGATAGGTGGTGCGCCACTTATCCGAAGTACGGTTATTTGAGCGCATGCTCACGGTTCCTCCGAAGAACTGCTTGATCCAGATGAGGGTGTGTGGGTAGGTGTTGGTGATCTCGATGACTGGGGTGTTCACGAAAGTGAAGCAGCCTTCCCCATCGAGGTAGCCAGCAATGTATGCCACCTGTGCCTCAGTTGGCTCAATGCGTCTCTGCCCAGTTGCCTCCGATTCGGAACTCGCCATCAAGCGGGCATCGGAACTTGAAGACCTCACCGGATAGGCGGATGGATTCGACGCAGAGTTGACCTGTCTGTTTTGCATTGTCTTCCTTAACAATGTACTGGATTTCGTCGTGCACATGCGCGACCTGGGTGACCTCGATCTTGGCCTTCTTGAATCGACGCCAAGCGAGGACTGTTGCCTGCTTCATGAGAATCGCACCAGCAGACTGAAGCAGGGTGTTCAGGGCTGCGTGCTTTGACCGTGGACGCAACTTGCGGCCATCCAGTCCAATCAGGTATCCACGAGTCTCCATGGCTCGCTCGATGTCATCCTTGAGCCGCTTG